TGCTATAGCACTTCTTTACTTGATGTATGCACATTATCAGACTTTACGAATTGCAGAGCGTATGGACAAAACAGACTATATGATTAGAATAAGCGCACCTGACCTCAAGCCATTTATTGACGAAATGGATGTAGAAAGGAAACTTGATCTACTTGTAAGATTGGTAGCAAGGGGGAATGGTGGTGCAGCACTTCCCAGAGCTGACTTTGGTACTCAAAAGCTTATTGAAGAGATACATACTTGGTATGATGCGTTGCCTGCAGCGAGGATAAATGATGGAGAGGGCAATATGGTTGACAATCCTGAGTACCTAAATTCATACTTCGAAAGTAGACGTCATGTATGGGAAATGTATAAATACAACGATGGCCACAGTGAGAGCGGACCTACATACGGCAACCACTATGGATTTAAACGGGGTAAGTTTATCGTTCCTACACACTTGAACTCTACTCATAGTGAGCTCCGTAGGAATCTATCTGCTTATAATGTGAACAATATAAGTCAAGACGCTTTAGTAGACAGGCTAGTTAACGCAGCTGGTTACCTCAATTTGTCTGGTTTTAATACTCAAGAAACTGCTATACTAAATAAAATGCTATGCGGTAACTTGAGATCTACACCATTCTTGATAGATCAAGACATAGATCTAGCTATTACACAGAATAGTATATATGTACACCACGGGCCAGAAAATTTGTATACAGATTGTACCTATTCTGCGGCAGATATGCGAGCTATTATAATCAAATTTGTTGTAAACCACCGGTTACACGAGGATATGCAATCAGCAATAATAGCTGCTAAGTATTGGCTGGCCCAACCTGCTAATGAAACAGTAGAATCGCATTGGTGGACACACCTACCTAGACGGCTTAGTCTGCCTAAATTAGGATTAAAGAGAGCAGCATTCCACTTCCTATTACAAGGAGATGGTGTTGCCACTTCCGTTGATGCAATCAAGACATTAAACCAGTTAACCAGACCTAATGATTCTAATATCTTAGAATCAATGCTGGCCAACACTGCTTGGTATTGGGGCGAATATATGTTTACCCACAATGCTAAGCATATAGAAGACATTTTACAACGAATACATAGTAACAACGCTGATGCATTAGATGCGTCAACTAGAGCAGACTCAATGTTTTCAGCAATGATAGGACGAGCTGTCCCAAAACCGGTAATGCCTGGAGTTTTTACTCAGCTGGAGGGTAAACTCAGGGATTACTATACTATAAACATGAAGTTCGGTAATATTACTATCGACCATATTGCTGATTACGGGTATGTGGCAGGTAGGAACAACGATTTAATATTAAACTCAATGGCTGGCCCATCAGGAGTAGCTCTTATAACGGGTCTTGGTGGTTCACTAATGGCTGGTACCCCTTATTCATCAGTATTTTCAATTAATCCAGCAGTACATCAATACTACAAAGGGCGGTACAGAAAAGCCTACAATTACAATGATCTATGGGCTAATGGTGTAGTTAGTAGGTGGCAAGGATATACTGTTAACTACACACATCCCTTGCGTAACGGTACACATCGAATCTTTGCTGCAAATGATGTAAGTATAGCTATGCCGCCGGTAACACCAGCGACACTGGATATGCCCGTTAGCTACCAACTGGAGTTTATAGAAGAACGGTATAATAGTTTTGGGTCTAGTTTTGAAAGCTTAGCAGACTGTGCAGTAGTTTGTTACTGGACACGAGCCGAGACAGTGTTACAAACACAGCCACTATGGAACGCCAGAGCTGCTAGCTATGACGTAAGAAATGTGAATACGATACGCGGGTTCGTACAAGTACCTATAGATAGTGAGAAGTTCACAGCAAACATACTAACCACATATGATCTCGCATTGGCGGATTTTCAAGTGCAAGAGCTGATCGCCGGTGTACCAATGCCAACCGCTTCAGGCAGTGCAAACTTGTTAGAGCCACCTACAGAAGCGCGCATGGTGGACGTACCGGCGCAGATAGAACACGAGGAGCGGCCGCCGGACGAAC